CTAGTTGAAAAGAATCCAGAAGGTGACGATGTAGGTGATCGGCTGTTCCAGCAGCCGGTTCACCTCGTACAGAATCTGGCTCGTAGCGGTTTTCTCAGGCATGGTGCCTCCAGTGTTTAGTTGTCCGTAGCCGTTTGCTGCGGTACTTACACCATGCCTGGGAGAATCCGTGGATTGCGAACTCGACACGCCATGAGTTCGTTACCGGTTGGTTAACCGGTCGTGTTACGTCGCGGGCACCCAGGCCCCGTTGCGGTAGACCAGGACCTCGGCGGATACCCACTTGCCGGAGCGGTAGACCAGGACCTCCACCGGCTTCCAGGTGGAGCCACGACGCACGTACGCGCCGCTCAGCGTCTTGAAACCGGTGTCCGTGCTCTTCGGGGCGTACCCCTGCGAGTTGTGCGCGTAGACGGTTGCGTAGTACTGCGTGCCGGGGGTGAGGCCGGTGATGGTGTGCGAGAGCGTGGAGGGTCCCAGCGGGTAGTCCGTGTAGCCGGACCCATCGGCGGGCGTCTTCTTGTTGATGCGCAGGAGGTACTGGTCAATGGCCGCGCCGTTGTTGTTCGTGTTCGCGGGCCAGGTGAGCTTCACGCTGGTGGGCGTGAGGGCGGACGCCACGGGCGCGCCGTTGGCCACGGGCGGCTTCGGGATGCGGGGGAGGTTCACCGATGCGGAGACCGTCACGTTGTCCGCAATGTCGCTGGCTCCGTCTGCGCCCTTGAATCCGGACACGCTGATGGTCGCGTAGCCGTTGCCGTCGTGACCTACCCAGGTGGAGCCGGACGCGATGAGCACGGCGCTGGTGCCTCGGAAGTCGAACGCGAACGCGCCGGAGTACCCGTTGCCCGCGATGTTCACGGACCACGGGACATTGGCGGTCAGGTTCCGGGAGACGCCGTTGTAGCAGTACAGGTACAGCGACCAGTCAACGCGCGAGGAGTTGCCGGACACGGCTCCCAGGTCCACGTTGAGCTGGAGCGTGCCCGCTCCGGCTCCGGTGTTGAAGGCAACCACGGGTCACCCCTTCAGCCACACGTCGCCCTCCTGCGGGGACGTAGGGGCGGTGGGTGATGCGGTGGACTTGCGTGGGTGGTTCTTCATGAGACGCCCGATGAAGTCGCGGGTCTCATTGATGAGGGTTTCAAGCGTGTTGGCGGGCGCGGTACCGGGTACCAGGGGTAGTCCGGCTGCTGCTGCTTCGTCTCCTGTAGCCATGGTGTTTCCTTAGAGTGAGTCGATGGACCCGGTGAGTCCGTCGATGGTGGTGTTGAGTAGGTCGATTGCGCCCACGGGTGTCTCACGCAGACCGGCAGAGCCGATGGACATAAGCCCGTTGGTGAGTTCCCACTGGACGCGGTTGATGGTTCCGAGTTGCGGCGAGGTTCCGGGAAGGTCGATCTGGACCTCCTGCCCGGGACGTACGGCGTAGTCGGTCTCCACGGTCACGTCCTGGACGCGGCCTAGACCCTGGGTCTTCTTCAGGTGGGCGGCGGCAACGCCGGGACCGGGATACTCGCGGTCGAACTCCAGGAGCTTGACCTTGCCTGCGACTCCAGCGGCGTCCACCTTCTCCCGGCTCACGCCGTTCACGTCGGTCCAGGTGAAGCGAGCGACCACGCCGGTCACGCCGTTGTCCTCGTCGTCGGCGTCCATGGTGTCGGTGCCCTCCACGGCGTTGTCAGCGCGAGCGGAGAAGCGTCCGGGTACGGACCAGTCGATGGGGTTGATGAGCCACCAGCGGCGCTGCTCATCGCAGAAGAGGCGAAGGCCGGTACCACCAGCGGATGCCACCAGCGGCTTCAGGAAGTCCCAGGCGGTCTGTCCGGCCTTCCATGTGAAGAGTTCCGGGCGGCGCTCCTGGATTGCCGTGCGCTCGCTGGTCGAGACGTGCGCCTGGTCGTTCCAGGTGTAGGTGTACAGGTCCGGGCGGACGACGGTTCCGCCGTCGAAGTAGGAGTGATCCAGCGTGCCCTCTGTGACCATGACTCCGGTTACGTCCACGGTGTTGCCAGCCGCGTAGGACGTGGTGGGAAGGAACGGGAAGACACCCATACGCACTGCGCCGGGGTATGCCTGGAAGACGTAGGACACACGGGTCCAGGTGTTCGCGGTGGTGGTGAAGTTGGGTCCGTGGAGGTTGCGTCCAGCGGTCGCGTTCGCAGAGTTGCGCTGGGTGACGATGAGTCGCGCGGTCTTCGCGACCGATGTACGGATGTACATGGATACGCGATAGAGCTGCTTCTCACGGATCGCCACGTTGAGCGACCCACCCAGGACTGTGCCGTCATCGCCACCGTTGAAGTACGGGCCTCGGTCTGCGCCCGCGTTCATCGTGGCGCGGACGGCGGAGGCTAGGGACGTGTTAGCCGGGAAGGTTCCCGTGGTCAGGCGCGAGATTGTGCCCTGCGTGTTCGACCAGCCGGAGAGGTCCAGACCAGCGGTCGGGTTGGTCATGAGGTTGGTCGCGTCCCAGGACGCCGGGATAGCGGCGTTGGTGGTTCCGGGCTGGAGGGCAGCGCCAGGGATCGCCTTATTCAGGACGTAGTTGATGAGGTTGCGCAGGTTCTCTTCGTGCGTACGCGGCGTCGAGTCATCCGCGATAGGTGCCCAGCGCTCCAGCATCCACTCATCGGACGCCAGGCTCAGGGTGATCTTCTTGGAGTCGTGCGAGACCTTGCGCGAGCGAAGCGCGAGGTCCGCCGTGATGCCGGGTGCGGGCACCCAGTCCACGCGCTCCAGGGTGCGAGTCTCCAGGACACTCGTGGAGGCGTCGGCGGTACCCAGCCAGCGGGTCTGCGTGAACTCGTCGTTAGACGTAGCGCCGTCGTAGTAGTCGCGGGCAGCGTCAGCCGCTTCGAACATGGTTCCGGTGAGGTCGAAGAAGTCACCTACCTGTGCGGAGGCGCGTCCGTACTGGATGGTGGCATATGCCGCGTTGGCGGGTGCCACGTCCGTGAAGCTCATCCGCTCGAAGGCGCTACCCAGAGTGATGTTGGGTGATGCGGCCTCGTAGATGAGGCTTCCCCCGGAGGTACGCCACTGGATGAAGAGGCGGACGGCGACACCAGCGGGCGCGCCACGCATCCACCCGGAGAGGGTGTACGGCTGACCGGGCACTACGGCGGCAGTCGTGGCGGCAGCACGGAACCAGGTTCCGGTGGTCGTGTACGTGATGCGTGCGTACCCCGGGGTCACGGCCTCGAAGTCTGGGATAGCTCCAGCCGGGAGCGTGGCGGCGCGGGTGATGGTCGCTGCTGCGCCGCCTCCAGCCGCTGCGGTCCAGGTGTTCGTGTTCGTGCGGAACGTCGGGTTCGCGATGAGGTTGCGGCGCTGCTCGACCCAGGGCGTGTACACCTTGACGTGTTCGCCTTCGGAGGTCGCGGCGAGCGTGACGCGCTGTCCGGGCTTGATGGAATCCAGGAGACCTTCAGACGTAAAGGGGACCTCGACGGACGCCTCGGCGTACGGGTAGCGCGAGGAGTCCAGCGTCAGGTCACCCTCCGAGAGCTGTAGGTCTGCGGTGGTGCTGACGATTGCGGGAGACGTGAGAGTGAAGTCATCGAACTGGACGAACCAGTCCCAGGTCTGTCCGGGGTCGAACGTGGGAGCGTCCACCTTCATGACCACTTCAAAGCTGGAGCTGGTCGGCGTGAAGGTGTTCGTGAGCTGGACCCAGGAGGTTGTCCCCATGGTCCGCGAGGACGTGTTGAGCCAGACGGTTGTGTCGGCGTCATTGCTCCACAGCCACACAGACGCCGTGTAGGTGCGTCCGGGGGTGAGCTGGGTGAAGGTGCGCTTCAGCGTGCCCTCTGCGCGTCCGTCCGCGTAGAAGCCGTAGACGCCAGAGCGGTAGGCCCACTCGACCGCTCCGGAGTATCCATCCGTGGCGGCTGTCCAGGTTGGGTCCGGGGTTTCCCAGCCGTAGCTGTACGAGTACGCGGGCGCGATGACTACAGGCTCCGTCACGGTGACGGTAGCCGTTGCGTTGGGGTTGTTCTCGAAGGCCATGCTCAGACCTCCTGGTATCCGACGCGGACGTACCAGACGGTCTGCTCTTCATCGATCGCTTCCGCCTCGATGTCCAGGGAGCCGTCCAGGACAAAGGTCATACCCAGCTCGGTCACGTCGCCGGACGTGTAGGTGAAGCTGGTCTCCTCGGCGTACAGGGCGTACGCAGCGAAGGCCTCGGCGCGGTCGGTGTAGACGGTCACCAGGTCCCCAGAGCGCGGACGGGGCGCGATGAAGGACACGCCGATAGAGCCGTCCAGAAGGTCGTGGATGACGTTCCGGGACTGACGGCTGGCGTCATATCCGGCCACGGCGAGCGGGCTGGTGGAGCCTGCGCCGTTCGATGCGGTGATGCTGTGATTAGACAAGCTGATCGCCTCCGTTTCGCTTGTAGACGGTGATGTAGAGAGGGCGGGATTCCTGGTTGCGGCGCATGGTGTTGATTGCGGAGTCAGCGCGGGATACGTCGGCGCGGACGTTGATGGTGGCGTGGCGGTCCCGCGCGAGCGCGTCCAGGTCGTTCTTGGCGTCGGCCTTGCCGGAGGTCTTGACCTTGATCTCGGCGGTACGGTCGCGGCTCACGTCCTTCAGGTCCGCCTCAGCGGCTCCTGTCTCGGCCTGAATCTCGACCTCGGCGGACGGGTTGAAGTTCTCGTCAAAGCCGACGGTGGCGTCAGCTCCAGCGGTGGAGCCTCCGTCCGAGAGGGCAACGCGGATACGCTCCTTACCCTCTTCACCGGCTGACTGGTAGGACGCGGCGATGGAGTTGCGGGCCTCTTCGGGGAGCGCCAGGAAGTTCTCCCACTCAGCGGGGGTGAGCTTCATCCCCTCCAGGTTCGACTTGTACTGGTCTGCGAGCGCGCGGGTCTCCTCGACGTAGGTAAGCCAGGTGTCCACGTTGAACGCGGCATCGTCGGCGGTGGCCTTGTCGTAGGCGGCGCTGCGCATCGAGTCGTATGCGGAGAGTGCAGACGCCTCTACGGCCTCCTGCGCGCCCTCGATCCGGGCGGCGGCTTCCTCTTCGGCGTCGGCGCGCTCTAGGGCGGCGTCTACGCCCGCTGCGGACTGACGCTGCGCGGACTCGGTGGTGGCGTCACGAAGCTTCAGCTCCTCGTCCAGCGCCTCCAGGACATCCTTGGAACCGGCAAGCTGCTCCTGTAGCGCCTCGTAGCGTGCGCGGTCGGCGTCGGTAGCTTCACCGGACGCAGCGGTGCGCTCCGTGATCGCGTCCATCTCGTCCAGGATTGAGCGGCGCGAGTCCTCGATTGCGTCTCGGTAGTCCTCGACCGCGCCCGTGGAGGACTTCAGTACGTCGCCTACCTCCTCGGCAGAGCGGCCCATCTTGTCCAGACCGTCTGTCCAGTCTTCGAGCTTGGACGGGTCCTCATCCCAGAAGGCGCGGAAGTCACTGGACTTGGCCTCTTCGAGTTCGCGGATGCGTTCGACCAGAACGCCCGCGCTGGTGATCCAGCGGTCAGTGGAGACGCCCGCCTCAACGGCGTCAGCGGCGTACTCCACAGCCTTCATGCGCAGCTCTTCAGCAGCCTCAGCCGCCTTCTGGAACTCGCCTACCGCGATACCGATTCCGGCAGCGATAGCGAGACCCGCGAGCAGACCGGCAGGACCGAAGCCCGCAAACGCGTTAGCCGCGACCTCCTGGAAGGCGTCGATGATGGACTCGGCGGAGCCGTCGAAGGATGCGGCGGACTCCTTGGCGGTGCTCTTGGCCTCGTCCCCAAACTCCTCGATGCCGTCCTCAGCGCCCTTCATGCCGCGCTTAGCATCGTCTCCGGCGTCCTTCGCTGCGAAGCCCAGCTTCTTCAGGTCCTTCCGGGCCTCGTCCAGCTCGTCGCCCAGCTCCTCGGTAGCCTTGCTCGCCTTCTCCAGGTCGCGCTTCAGGTCCGTACCGGCGTCGGTATCACCCAGCTTCTTTAGCGCCTTCTCGGCGTCCTCGATGGGTTCAACCAGGCCGTTGTTGATTTCGCGCTGAATACCGCTGGTGTCAACACCAACGGGAATCTTGATTTCACCGCGTGCCATTAGCTGACCTCCTCGATTGCTTCATGGATGGATCGGCGGGCGGTGCTCACCCAGAGCGATGCCAGCCGGGGAATGGACTCCCGCGCTGCGGGGTAGACGACGTTTCCGCCTCGGCGGTTGGGACCGAACGTGTTACCCGCCGTGCGGGTGTACGCCTTGCCCTTCTTCGACTTGGAGGCGATGGGCTTGGACGCGTTCATGCCGAACTCGGCAGAGCGCGCCAGACGGTCCACAGGGGTGCCACTGGAGAGCCGCCCCTTGCCACCGGACTTCAGGGTGACGTTGCGGGCGGTCACAGAGACATCGGCAGAGTTGACCAGGACCCGCTGCTGGACGCGCGTAGCTGCGCGACCACGGGTCTCTTCAAACCAAATGGGCTTAGCTTCAGCCTTGGTCTGCTGACCGATCTGCTTCTTGATGTCTGCTGGTACCGCCCGCATCGCCAGCGCTAGGTCACGTAGCGGACTGTCGATGAGGAGCGAGATAGACCCGGCTCCTCGTGCCACGGTCAGACCGAAACGGTAGGAACGGGCTTGCCGGATGCAACGGGCAGCACAACCGTGCTGACACCTACGGCCTTGGTAGCTCCACCGATCTTCGGTGCAACCAGGGTGACGGTCTGCGTCCAGGTCGTGGGTCCGTCAACGATCTTCAGGACAACGTTGGTGCCCTCTTCGTTGAACATCTTTCGAGCAAGTCCGGTAGCGCCGAAGTCCTGGAAGACGTTGAGCGTGACGCTCCAACCGGACTGACCAGCCAGGCGCGTGACCTTGCCGGATACGTCGGTGACCTCAGCCGTTACGGGCGTGGGGTCAATCGAGTAGTCCTGAATGTGAGCGGTGTACTCATCGGTACCGATAGAGATGGATGCTGTGATTAGCCGAATGTTGGCGGTGATTGCGGGCATGGGTTACTCCTCCTCGGGAGCGTCCGGCTCGGGGTCCGGCTCAGGTGTGGGTGGTGTGTTAGTTGCCAGGAAGGCAATGGGGATGCTGTAGCCGGACTCGCCAGCTTCGAAGCGGAGGCGGGTAGCGTCGGGACCCCACTTCAGGTCCGGTGACGCATCGAGAATCAGAAGCAGCGTGGATAGCTCCTCAGTCGCGTGGCGCAGACCCTTCACGGCGTCCGTCTCCGGGGTGGAGAGGATGAGCATGAACGCGACCCAGACCCAGCCCTCAGGGAGTTCCTGGTCATCGGTCTTGGCTGACACGTCCATTTGCTCGTAGCTCAGGACCACGCCGGAGGTCTTGGACCCCAGCGTCTCGACGTTGGCCACGCGCCAGTTAGACGGACACTCCGCCTTCAGGAACGCCTCCACGTCGGCGGAAACGGTGGCTAGCTCAGAAGACATTCGCCACCCCCGACGTAGGACGGATGATGCTGCGAATGGTCTTGTCCAGCGGGCGTGGGGTGAAGGAATATCCCTCAGACCCCACGCTGCTGTCCTGCTGTGCGCGTCCGGCGTTCCAGAGGTTTGTGGCCTGCTGAAGCTGCGCGTAGACGAACCGTGGCGCGGGGTCTAGGTCCCATGCCGCCATGTGCTCCCAGCGCTCGCTGGAGTCCAGCCCGGGGTAGGGCGGTGCGAACTCCAGGACCTGCTCACGCGCGATGTCGAGAAGGAAGCCGCAAAGCTCCTGGTTCTCGGTGGGCGCGTCAGGCCACGCCGCGAGCAGACGGTCTGCCTGCTCGGGCGTGGTGGCTGAGTACCAGGTGGTCACGGGTGCGGTCCTTACGGCTTGGTACCGATGAGGGCCAGCGACTCGGGACGAACCACGAAGGTCTCCAGGAACGCGACCAGCGCACGGTCAACACCGAACTTCGCGACCTCTAGGGCGTTGATGTCGGCGTGTACCTCGCGGAACTCGACGGCGTTCTTCGCGCCAACGATCATCTGAGGAGCGGTGGCTACCGTTCCGGTGAAGTAGGACTGATCGGCCTTGACCACGCGGACCTTGCCGGTGGATGCCTCTCCCGTGCCGACGCCAACGGCGAACTCGACGAACTCGGGAACCTTGTCCTTCGGCGTGAAGAGGAGCTGGTTCCACGCAACGGGGTTCACGATTGCGAAGGACGCATCGTCTCCGTTGTCCGAAACCAGGTCGATGCCCTGGATGAGCTGGCCCATTGCAGCGGGGTACTCAGCGGGGTACGTGCCGGGTGCAACCAGGCGCGAGAGTGCAGCGCCGCTACCGCGCGATGCAACGGTGAAGAGGTCCTTCAGTGCGGCCTCGTCAAGCTGCTTCGCTCCGGAGTCAACTACGCCCTCCCAGAACGCAGCGAGGATATCCGCGCCACCCTCCAGGTACTGCCACTCCAGTGCAACGTCAGCGGCGAAACCGAACTTGCGGAGGGTAGAGGTGTAGGTGGAAGTCGAAGCGGAACCGGTGGGAAGCTCAACCTTCTGAGCCTGGTTCGTGACCTCGGCAACCAGAGCGGTGCCCTGGTCGATCTTCCAGCCCTTGCGGCCACCCAGAGCGATGCCGCCCTGAATGTGGTTAGCCAGGCTGATGTAGCGCTGCTGGTAGCGCTTGCCCTGCCAGAGCTTGCCCGCGAACGTGGGCGGGATAGCGCCGGACGTGACGTGGGCGGGCGTGGTGATGTCAGCCAGCGCAGCCAGGAAGGACTCCTGGTCAGCCGTCTGGGTAGACGTGCTGGACTTGATCTGGGACATTGCGGAGTAGACCGCGTTGAGGTCTACGTCCTTGGCTGCGGGCGAGCTAGCCAGCAGCGTTGCCGGGACTGCCCCGGCCTCATTGGTGTCAGACACTGTGAACTCCTTACGTTCGTCTGTGTTGTCCTCAGCCGGGGTGGCTGTAGGCGTGGGTTCCGGGGCGTCGGCCTCGGAAAGCTGGTTGTTGATGAGTTCCTGAGCGGCGGCTAGATGCGCCTGGACCTCATCCAGGAAGGCGTTGTATCCGTCCGGGTCCACGTCGGGGTCCGGCACGTCTTCGCCCTCAGCGAGCGAGAAGAGACCGGCAGACGCGAACGCGCCCTCCTTGACCACGGCGGCTCCAGTGAGGCGAGCGAATGCGGCCTTGGTCTTGTCGGCGGCGTTGCGGACGATGCCCGCAACCTCGGCGCTGAGCTTGCGAACGGGGTTCGCCAGGTAGGCGTCACCCTCGTCCGTGTCGGCAATCGCGAACTCGGCTTCCACGCCGCGCTCTGTGACCTGGAGCGAGACCGCGCGTCCGATGGGGTTGAAGCGGTCGTGCTCGACGTTGAGCGTGATGACGGAGTGATCGCGGGGGAGCTTGATGGACTCGGCGGAGAACTCGATTGCCTCATTGCCGGATGCGTTCTTGCGGCTCAGCTCACCGAACGGAAGGAGAAGGCCGCGAATGTTGCGGGTGTTCTCGACGCGCTCGAAGAGTCCGGCTTCCTGTGTATCTAGCTCGGAAGCCACAAGGCTAAATTCAGCCGACACGTCGGCCTGGGTCTGGTCAGTCATAGGGGTTATTCCTCGGTTGCGGGAGGCTCAGGCGCTTCGGCGGTTACGGGTGACTCAGCAGAGAGCTGGTCAGGGGTTGGGACCATGAAGTCCGAGAGGTCGGCGCGGACCTCGGCGTTGGGTCCCACAACGTCATCCAGCGAGAGGCGCGCAAGGATCGCGTACGCGAAGCGCGAGGACCCGAAGACCCACAGCTCGGACGCCTTGCCGTTCTCGTTGGTGTAGCTCATCTGCCCGGAGCTACCGCCCTCCTTGCCCGCCTCCAGGAAGGACGCAGGGAGTCCGGCGTGCTGCGCCAGCTCTAGACGCAGGGAGTTTTTCGCGTTCTCGAAGAGGTCCACGGTCTGCCCGTTGTGATCGATGACCTGCATATAGCTCGGGGTCACGGCAACGGCATGCTTGTTGCGGTTGGCGGCGTAGGACTTCGCGAGAGCTTCACGCTCTTCGCTAGTCATCTCGTCGTACTTCACATCGGTGATGTGTAGCTCGGTCGCGGCGGGCGGAGTGTCGATGCGCTTCTGGCGTGCCAGCTCCAGCTTGCGGGCCTGACGCACGGAGTCGATGCCGTCAACCAGGAGGCCGTTGGACCCCAGTGGAATGTAAATAGCGTGCTGGCGGTAGATAGCGGGGATGACATCGGAAATGACCACGCGGCCTGTCTCGCGGTCAATCTCCCAGTGCTCGGCGGGTACGTGGATGAAGTCGCGGACGGTGGAGCCGAAGCTGTCCAGCTCTGCGCCTAGGACGGCAGCGCCGTGCAGGAAGAGGTCCTTCACCGTGCCGGTCCAGCAGATGTAACGGGGGATACCGGAGTCAGTATTAGAGACCCAGTAGGGCTGCTCGGCTGCTTCTTCGCCGTCAACGTAGACGGACATCTTCAGCGGAGCTACCAGCGCCTGGTGTGCCTGGAGTGCGCGGTTGACCTCGGGAACGCGAAGGGCAATCTCAGGAGTGACCAGCTCAACGGGGAAGTCCCACAGCTCGCCCACGATTGCGGGCATGAGGTTATTGGGTTCAGCCCAAGGAGAGGCGAGCTGCGTCGGCAGCGCCTGCACCTTTAGCGGCGTGCCCCATAGGGCATGTCCGATGGTATTGAAGAAACCCAAGTTGATATTCCTTTTGTGCCCCGCCCCGGAGCTAGGAAGGAACGTGTAAAACTTGCTCCGGGGCGGGTAGTCTATTTAATGCTTTCCCAGTAACTATTATCCCAGATATGTCATAGGGGGTGTTTTTGGCGCTATGTACTATGCGGCGTCGAAGAAGTCAATGCGCACAGGTGCGGCTGCACGCTCGTCTTCCAGCGCATAAGCCGCGAGAGCTGCGGCCTCAATGGGCGTGATATCCGTGGAATCAGGCGCGCCCTTTGGACGCCCGAAGGCCCACGAATTCGTATTACCCATCTGGCGCTTTACGGCAATCTCGACCGCAGAGTCAAGCGGGGCTTGCGAATAGTGACGCAGCTTGTCTTCTCGCAGGAGCGTCATGAAGTGCACAGAGGCGCGCTTGACGTCTGCAAAAAGCATGGGACGCTCACTCACGCGGGGGGACGCCGTGCGCAGCTCCTTCATGACGTTCTCGGTGGCGGGGCTGTACGAGTCGTACGTCACCGCGCGGCCCAGCTTGCGGGCGGTCTGAATGACCTGCTTAGCGAAGCCCTTCACGCTGTCCTGGTGGTGGAGGACGGCGACGTGAGTACGCCCGTCCTTGTCCTTCCACGCCTGCACCATAGAGGCCCAGTCCGCGTCAGGGTGCACGAAGATGCAGAGGGCAGAGACCTTGGGAGCCTCGGTCCAGTCCGGCAGCGCAGAGGCCAGCCAGAGCGGCTGCGGGATGAGCGCAGTATTAGAGCCTTCTGCGCCGAAGAGGTTGAAGTACTCGCGGGTGTACTTCTTCACGCCCAGGCGTTCGTAGCTGTTCTCGATGCGGTCCAGGGTGGTGAGGGTCCCGATACCGGGGTGCATCGCCAGCGTCAGCTCACGGGCACGGGCGCGCGGGTGGTCGGCGTCGGGTACCCACGCCTCCAGCTCCTCAGGGTCGGTGTCGTCCGCGAGCATGTACGCCACGCGTCCGGCGCGCTCATCGTGCAGCGTCTTCCAGAACTCGGAGCCGTCACGGTAGTCACCGGCTGTACCGGCAAGGATGAGCTGGCCCTCAGGGCGCGTGTCGAAGGCGGGGATGACCGCCCCAATGATGTCCTCCCAGCGCTCAGGGCTGGACTCTCCCGCCTCGTCCAGGAGGAGGGTGTCATACGCGCCGGAGCGCACGGCGTCACCGTCCGGCGAGAGCACGGAGAGGACCGAACCGTTGGGGAACTCCACGCGCTCGGAGCCGTTGGAGCGGATGAGCTTGACGGGGCGCGCGTCATCCTCGGGCCAGCGGCGCGCAATGGGTCCATACACGTCCAGGCGGTAGCGCTCTGAGGACTTCTTCTGGGTAGTGAGGAGCGTGAACGCGGCGAAGTGGACGGGACGCAGGTAGCAGCGACCCAGCAGAATGCAGAATAGGGTGGTGGTCTTTGCGCTTCGACGCGGCATAATGACCGCATTCATGAGCGCGCCACCATTGAGCATGTCCGCAATTCGCAGCATCTGCGGGTGCACGGTCGCGAGAATCCCCAGCAGCCACGCGCCTACCAGGAACTCGTCCCGGCTCTGCTGCGTGGTCGTCAGCTCGGACTGGTACAGCGGTGCAATTCCTGAGTCGCGCTTGGCTAGCCACTCAGACTCCTCGCGGAGCGGGTGATTGGTTACCTCATCCGGTAGGGCTGTCATCGTCCATCCGTTCCAGAAGGTTTGCGGACTGAAGTTCAATCGCCCGCGCGATGCGGTCCTCTGCGATTCCGGAGGGCGCGTACAGACGTACCTGTGCGGTTGCGCAGAGAGTTGCGAGGTCGGACACGTTCATGTGATTTCCATTCATGTGAATACGGGGAGAGAGACGCCTGTTAGAGCCGAAGGCGGGGATTGCTCTGCCGTGTCTTAAAAAACTCGGTCAGCGTGCGAATATCTCGGTGAAGTGTGCGAGGATCGCGTCACGGTCTAGCTGCTTGGCATCTACGTATCGCTGCTGCTCAGCCAGCTTCATGAAGAGGTCGGTTGCTTCATCGGGTGTCAT